TGGAGCGGTTGCCGTACCGTCCGTTTTAGGGCTTTCCGCCAAGGCGGAAACTTCCGTTTTCGGTTTTTCGATCGGGGCGCTGATGTCTTTCCAGCTTTGCCATACATAAAAACAGCAGATTAATATCACGCCAAGGACAAAAGGGAAGATGAAAACTACTTTACTTAGTTTTGTTTTAATCTTCGTATGTTCTTCTGCTGATTTGTAAACGCCAAATGCTTTTTTATCAAGTTTATAAACGCTTTTAACGCCGTTTGCGACGTCGCTATTAGATTCTGGATTCGCGCACCTTTCCCATTCAATCATACGGCGCACGCCCAAACTGGTTTTGCCAATGTGGCAATGATGGCCTATCAGACTGCGTACATTAACGTCTATTAGGCGCGGATGTTGTGTAAGCAGGAATATATCAATGCCTTTATGACGGTGCGTTTCCAGTTCCGCTACGAAATCGGGAACTTTTGAACCGCTTGGCCGTGGCCTAAATACGCGCTGACATTCGTCAATAACAAGGATTGCACCCGTTGGCGCCCATTTGTGCCAAGTCTGCATACTTTCGCCTTCTGGAATAGGCAAGTTAGGAATAATTTTGTCATTTACTTCAGGGATACCGTCAAGATATAGCGGACGGTTTTTTAAATCTGACCTATTCATAAGGTCTGAAATCATTTTTAGGGTTTTACCCGAGCCGGGAACACCTGTAATTAGATAAAGCATAATTTACCCTTTTATTTACTTGCCATTATCGCTGACAGTTTGGACATTGTTTTGAGCGAAGCTATAAATGTGAATGTTCCGAAAATCCAGTTTAGACAAACCCCTATGCCTAAAATGTAAAGCACTTGCAAGGAATCCTCTGTCAAACCGCCTACTTGTTGGGATACGGCCTGCATAAGCTGATTTTGAAGGGCGTCTAAACCTACATAAGTTATAAAACTTAGTCCTACGGCTGACATAATTTTTCCTGCAACAGTCGTTAATACGCTGGTTAATAACTTTGCCCACATATCACAATTCCTTTACTGCTGCATAAGCAGCCCAACCACAGCTAATAATGGTTACTAAAATTAAAATTGGCCTGATTTTTGAAGCTATGTAGCAAACGTTTTCATAGCTCATTTCAAAAGTACCTAAAATACCCATGTCAAATGTTTTGGGAGATGGGCAAACGCCGTCTGTTTTAAAGGTGTCAGTTGGTTTTATTGAGCCTATATCGATCGTATTTTGGGGAACTTCAGGTTCTTGCGCTTCAACCTCGCCCATATCTGCACACGCTGCGATGTTTGGAAACAGCGAACAAAGGCCATTTTCTTGCTGTTTTGGCGTTTGTTGATTGTTTGGACTATTCGGACTGTTCGGCTCATTGGGTGTATTGGGAGAATTAGGGCTATTGGGTGCGTTTGGCGTGTCCGGACTCTCCTGTCTGCTTGGTGTTGTCTTTTCGGGCTTATTCGGTGCTTCTGGACTGTTTGGCTTTAAATCTGGACGTGGCACATAATCAACGCCTACAGTGCCATCTTGATTCATTTTGAATCTTGTTTGTTGTGGGGTGCTGCTGCCTTCTGGGGTATAGGGCGCACTAAGTGCGGTATCAGGGCTAAATGTGCTTGGCTCGGCAGATTGATTCATAACGCCCATTTTTGCCAGTTGGTTCATCAATTCGGCATGATTTGTCTGATCGTTTTCAAGCATACGCTTAAGAATGTCTAAAATTTCTTTTTGTGTCAGCATGAAATCTGATGGATTTACTTGACCAGTATTCTTAGCTGCATTGGGAATATTGGGACTGCCTGCGGGGTATGATTTAAGCTCGTAATATATTCTATTGTTTTGAGAAAGATTTCCAATTTCTAAACTAATTTTTGACGGATTTTCTAAACCGGTGGAAATTACATTTCTAAAATTGTCATTCGTTATAAAACCGTTTGAATATATATTTAAATTAGAGTTATTTGAATAAACCTTGTAACTTTTATATGTAGTTGAAGCTTCAGATTTGTAAATGTTTGGTTGGAAAGTTTTCATAAGAATTAAATCATAAGCATAAAGCCCTTTTGCTTTGGCTTCTTCTTCTCTTTTCTGTTCTTCTTTTTTCTTTTGGTCTTGTTGTTGCGCTTTTTGCGCTGCTTCTGCTGCTTTTTTTGCTGCTGCTTGCGCTACTGCTTTTTGATAGTTGCCTTCGGCTTCTGCTTGGCGTTGGGATTGTTCATACTGTTGAGGTTCTTTCAATCCATTGCCAATGCCTGTAGCTATATCTCTGATTGCTCCGCCTAAAATACCATCTAAAGTAGCTCCTAAAGTCATTATTGAATTATGAGCAGCTTGTAAATAATTGCCGTTCTTAAACGCCTTTGCTGCTTCTGCTGCATAATTTTTTGTATAAGAATTATTAACAGCATTTGCAACAATGACTGTATTTGCAACAGTTTGAAGCCTACCTGTACCAACTCTTTGATTAACAGTTGTATTCATCGTGCCAGTTTCGCCATATCGGCCTGTAACCGTTACATTTTTGCCTTGACTACCACTAAAATCACTTCCGTTTTTGGTAATTGTCGGTTTGCCGTTGTTTTGTACATCAACCTTCCAAACGCCTGTTTTTGGATCGTAGCCACGACGTTGCAAGGCTTGGTCACTTGGGAAGCCTGCGTTTTGATGTTGTGCCGGCGGAGGAAGGCCGACTTCTGCAAACGCTGTTAACGGACTTAAAACTTGAGTGCCAAAACATACAAGCACAAGCAGGCGACTACATAGGGCGAAACGCCGAGAATAAAATAAACTTCTGGTATCATTCATTTTTCCTTTTCCCTTTTATTCATCATTTTTCATATTGGCCAGTTTTACGACTTTTAAGCAGACTACGACAATAAATAAACCTATAAAAGCAAATAGCATAGACTGTCCCAACTCTCTACCCTGATCATAAAAATCTTGATTATTGCACTGCGGAAAGTTGAGCTTTACTTGGCTTCCGTGATATTCCCATGCCGAACCAATAAAGACAGGGTGATTTAACACCCCGTCTTTATCGATTGTCGGTATGACTTGGGACATCACATGATTTTGAGCTTCTATCTGCGTGCCATAACAGATTTGGCCTACTCGATATCCCATATCAAACCTTATGCTTTATTGATTACTCGTTTTGCAACGGAAATAGTTGCAATCACAACGGCCAAACCAACTACAACTGCGCCAAATGCGATAATGCCAGTTTTCAAAGCGCCGATTTCTGTAGAGGCGGTATCGAGCAAGTTTGTATCAGCCATGACCGGAGCAGACATTGCAGAAACGGCAACAGTTGCCAGAGCATACTTCGCTTTGTTTTTCAGATTTTGGAATTTCATTTTGTTTTCCTTTAGTTAATGTTGAAAAAAAGTTTTGCGGTGTTTCGGGGTCAATTCAAGGCACACCGCAAAGCCTTGAATCTTGTTTATGCTTCGTCTGAAAAATAGATGTTGTCTTTAAATGCGCGTGGGAATACTTGCATTGATACAATTTGTTGAGGCTTATAGCCTTCATATTTTTCAGGGTGTTTGGTGCGAACTTCGCAAAGGCGCGTTTCAGTTTCGCTACGGATAATCAGGCCGACATAATGTGTCTTGGTAAACGTGCCGTCTTGGTTTTTGCGTTCACGCGTGAACATTCGATCAAAAGAGGCGATAACAAACATACCTTGTCGGCGTTCTGTTTCTTGTGTCATGTTTTTTCCTTTCTGTTTAAATCAGATTTACGATGGTTTCTCGGTTTTTAAATGCCCATTTTGGGCTTAGGTAATCAGATAAAATGTGATTGTAGTTGTCCTGATGGATTGATTCGTATGGACGCAATTTATAAAGGGGCATGGACTTTAAATAAGAGTCAATGCGATTAATCCATTTCCTTAGCTGTTCTCGCCATTTGCGAGAACCAGCAGATACAAAAGAAAAATTACTGTTTGCCATCTTCCAAAGGTGCTTTTTGTCAATAGTCGTTCTAATCAGGCGGAATCCTTTATCTTCAGGCAAACGGCTATCGATATGCTTTGCAATGTATTTGGCAACGTATCGGGCAAGGCCTTTACTATTTGTTTTAACTGGCAATAATTCAGAACGGCCAAAGCCATATTTACCCATGTTTTCACGGAGTAAAACCCAAAGCTGGCGAAGGGCTTTATTCGCGCTTGAGTAATTTTTAGCTTGAATTTGGCGGAAATTGAGGCCGTTTCTGATGTTTTGTCTTGTGTTTACGATTAAGTGAAAGTGAATACGACCGCTTTTCATGCGCTCGTAAACGCAGATATAGTGTTCAAAATGGCGTTTCAGAAAGTTTGTTCTAAGGCTATGAAAACGACGGCTTGCTTCTTTCACGTCTTGAACATCATCGGCAAACGTCAAAGTTAGGAAACCAACGTTATCAATTCCGAAAGCTTCGATGAATTGATGAACATTCATTTCTAAGGCCGAAGCAGACTTTTTGTGCGAAGTTGAAAATTCGTTTAGGTTTTCATTGGATTTAGCGAATTTTTCCGCATTTACTGGAAATTGTTTTCCTTGTTTTCAAAAGAGTTTTCAATCTCAATGCAGTTGTTACTATTTAGACAAGGAAGAGCGCGTTCCGCGCTTGCTGAAGCTGAACGGTTCATGCGTTATTCTCCTGATTCATGAAATCAGTAACGCATAACTCGCCATATAAAGAAGCGGTTTCTTCTGTTGCTTTTGGATTTTGGGGATTAGTTACAGGGAAGGCTCTTGTATTAATGAGCTTGGAATAGCCGTTTTTATCGGAGAAAAGACGGACGATGTAGGCAACTGGATTTTGTTCCGGTTGTGGTGTGATAGTGTAGAAACAAATTGACATTTTAGACCCCTCTCAAATATCGGTTAATAATATTTGTCAAGGGGTTTTAACTAAGATTTACACCCCTTGCTTGAGGCGTAATATATAAGGCCGTCTGAAACAAAAGATTCAGACG